GATGGTGGAATAAACATCAAAGGTTCTGCAAGTACAAATGCACTAGATAGAGCTGGAGATATAATCGAAAGCGATGCATGGACTAAAGGTGGATTGGAGAATTTTAAAAACAATCCAATTATACTTTTTAACCATGATTATAACAAACCTATCGGTAGAGCAACTGGTTTAGAAGTCACTGACAAAGGCCTAGATATTACTGCAAAAATATCTAAAGCTGCAGGTGACATTACTCATTTAGTGAAAGATGGTGTCCTTGGCGCTTTTTCAGTTGGATTTAGATGCAAAGAATCTGACTATATGACAGAGCACGATGGATATAAAATTAAAGACGCGGAACTATTTGAAGTCTCAGTAGTATCAGTACCTTGCAACCAAGGGGCAACCTTTGGATTAAGCAAGTCATTTGATTCTATGGATGATTACAGAAAGTACCAAAAAGAAATATTACAGGCTAACTCAACTGCACCAGCAGATGCTGTTAAAATTGAGCAGCCAAGCGAGGAGAAATCCTCATCAACGGAGACTGATATGTCAGAAGAAAAAAAATCTCCTGAAACTTCAATCGATCTTGAAGCATTTGCAAAAAAAGTAGCAGAAGATACTGCGACTAAAATTGCGATGAAGCAAGCCGAACAGAAGGCAGCAGACGAAGCTAAACAACAAGAAGCAATTCAAGTTGAAGCTGAACAAAAAGCTGTTCAAGAAGCAAAGGAAATGGAAACAAAAACTATAGTGGAAGCTGGTTTGACAGGAGCTGAAAGGCTAATGAACGACCTAGAAACTAGAGTCAATGAAAAACAAGAAGACTTAAAATCAGTAGTCGATAGCCTAGAAAAGCAACTCGCTGAGAAATCAGAAGAAATCATGAATATTCGTGAATCTAAAAGAGTTTTTGCTAACAGACAAGGTAACGGCGACTGGAAGAAAGACTTTGAACAAGATGTTATGGATGCAAAATTTGCTGGTTTAGCGACTGGTAAAGGTTGGGATACAGACTACTCTAAGTCATTAATGGAAAAAGTTAATGCACAAGCAGGTGTAGAAGTATCTTCAGCTAACTTTGAACAGTTAGTATCAACATCAATTGAAAGAGATATCCAAAACGAGCTAGTATTAGCTCCATTATTTAGAGAAATTCAAATGAATTCCGCTAATATGGTTATCCCAGTATTACCAGACGCTGGTTATGCTGAATTTACATCAGGACAAACAGCTGGTGGAAGTAATCCAAAAGGAAACTTAGAAGCTAGAGGCGCCGCTTTAGGTGCTAATGATGGTGTTGACTTAACAGAAGTTACATTATCAACTAAAAAGCTTATTTCACAATCTTACTTAGGTAACGAGACTGAAGAAGATGCAATCATGCCTATCCTCCCTTTAATCAGAGAGTCAATGGTAAGAGCACATGCAAGAGGTATCGAGAATGCTATCTTAGCAGGTGACAATGCTGAAGGTGTATATGGTACATCAGCAGCAGCTTTTGAAGGTTTGATTGAGCATGCAAGTAATGGTTCATTTAATACTGTAGACGTCGGTAGCGGTTCAGGTGGAATCTTTGCAGCAGGCGATGCTTTAACTGCAGCAGACCTATTAGGTCTAAGAAAGAACATGGGCAAATATGGTGTTAATCCATCAGAAGTTGTTTATCTTGTTTCACAAGAAGGTTACTACAACCTACTTGAAGATGCAGAGTTCCAAGACGCTAACCTAGTTGGTGACATGGCTACTAAATTAAGTGGTGAAATCGGACAAGTATTTGGCTCAAGAGTCATCTTATGTGACGAGTTCGCTTCTAAAGCAGCTTCAAAAACTGGTGCTATAGCAGTATACCCAAGAAACTATGTAATGCCTAGACTAAGAGGTGTAACAATAGAATCTGACTACGAAGTAGCAAACCAAAGAAGAGTACTAGTAGCTTCACAAAGATTAGGCTTTGCCGAATTGATTGAGAATGCACACACAGTACACGGATGGAAGTACGCAGCAGCTAGTTAATAGCTAATTACAGGTTTTCGGTGGGTTTCCTTAAAACCCACCCTTTTTAACTATGGCAGACTTAATAACAGTAAACGAATATAAAGACGCAGAAGGCCTTCGAGGGGAGAAGGATGATGATCGTCTAGCTGTTATAGTACCTCAGGTATCTGATTTAGTTAAAAAGTATTGCGGAACAAGTTTCGTAGATTTTTATA